GATTATCCTGTAATAATCTGTTTGCCTGGGGGTGTAACTAAACCCGTAGTTGCTTCAATGTACTTGGCTCGTACATCTTCACGTGGTTCGCATGCCATGGCAATACTAGAAATATTTAGCAGTACATTTTTGTCGGAATTTGCGCTGAATAGACTAGGCATCATTTGTAACCCTTGCGGGCCTAAAATCATGCTGATTGGTTGTTGAATTTCGTAATAGTCTGTAAACTTTTGCCAAATTTTAGCAACAAGCTCTTCGCCGTTGATTAATTTAAAAGTATAAATTTCTTCGTGTTTTAGTGAGTTCATAGTGTTCCTAGGTTAGTAAGTGCATGTTGTGTTTGAGGTAATAGTTTGTTTACAATTTCCTCTGATGACATCTTACTTAAACCTTGCCAACCACCTTCAACAAATAACTTGCCGTCAAAGTAGATTTGCGGAACTGTACGATGACCTGCATTCATAACAAACTCACGTGCCACAGGGTCTTGTTCAATGTTGATTGATGTAAAATTAATATTCTTATTCTTTAAGAAATTCTTTGCTTGATCACAAAATGGACAGTTATTTTTTGAATATACTGTGAGCATTACAAACTCATTCCTGTAAATGTATTGTGATCAACATCTTGTTTAGTACCACCAACAATGTAACTGGTGATTTCTGTTTCTTGTGGTGCTACTTGTACATCGCTACCAGCAATCCATTTTTGTGTCCATGGTAAGGGATTTGATCCACCCTTAAAACGACTTGGTAATCCGCATGCAGTCATGCGTTTGTGTCCAACCCACTCAATGTAATCGCACAACAGTTGTTCATTAAGGCCAATCATTGACCCATCTTTAAACAAGAAGTGTGCCCAGGCTTTTTCTTGTTCAATTGCACGTTCATACATGGTGACCATTTCTGCCTGTGTTTCTTCTTGTATGCGAGCAAAGTCTGGGTCATCCTTGGGCAATATTTTGATTAAACTTTGTGTAAATGCCAGATGTAGATTTTCATCGCGACAAATAAGTTTGATTATCTTGGCATTACCTTCCATCTTCTTAAGTTCAGCAAATGCCCATGAACAAGCAAACGAAACATAAAAGCGAATACCTTCAAGTACGTTTACACTAGCAATAGCAAGCCATAATCGTTTTTTAAGTTCATACTCGGAAACTTCAACTGTTTGGCCATTTACTGTGTGTTTACCCACACCCACAGTTTGGTACCAATTGCTATAGTCAATCAATTCATCATAGTATTTGGTAATGTCATTGGCACAATCAACAATCTCTTCAATGTCTAACATTTCGTCAAACACTCGGCTGGGGTCTGCATATACGTTACGAATGATGTGTGTGTATGAACGACTGTGAATTGTTTCGTTAAATGTCCATGTAGCGATCCAAGTTTCTAATTCTGGTAATGTCACCAATGGTGAAAATGCTAGACTAGGACTGCGTCCTTGTACACTATCTAATAGAATTTGACGTTTTAAATTACTGGTAAAAATATGTTGCTCATATGGTGTAAGATCTTTAAAGTCCTTGGCATCACGAAGCACGTCAATTTCTTCTGGTCTCCAAAAGAAACCCAACTGTTTGTCAGTTAGTTTGTCAAATTGACGATACTTTAATGTATCATATCGTTGCATTCCGTTGGCGCCATCTTTGTCAAGAAATGCAAGACTGGTTGTATGGTCTCTGTTTTTGTTTAAGTTTAATACGCTCATGTTGGTCTCTGTTTATTAAATTTTACAACTGTCACAATCTGCATCATCATTATCAATTGTAGCATCAACTGATTCTGTTAGTACTTGTTTTTGATTCAGTCGATCCAGATCAACTTCACCAGACCCGTCATAGGTATTAAAGTAATACAACTGTTTGCCACCATATTTGTAGAACATAACTACATGCTTGATCATCTCACTCATTGGAATTTTTTCATCTTCGTAATGTTGAGGATTGTATGAAGTGTTTACACTGATACCTTGATCAATATATTTTTGTAGGACAGCACAAATATTTAAGTAACCTTCTGGACTTGTTTGATCCCATAGCAGTTGGTATTTATTTTTCAGGCGGCGATACTCAGGAACAACTTGTTTAAGTACACCGTCTTTGGATTGTTTAATTGAAACATAACTGCGTGGAGGTTCAATACCATTGGTTGAGTTTGAAATTTGCGCTGATGTCTCTGCTGGCATCAAGGCCATTAAAGTACTGTTGCGAATACCTGTGGCTTTCAGTTGCTCACGTAACCCTGCCCAGTCAACCGCATCCACATGAGGAACTAGTTCATCTACTTCTTTCTTGTATGTGTCTACTGGTAAGATACCATCGCCGTACTTGGTTTCGTTTGATTTAGGACATGCACCAAACTCAATTGCTAGGTCTGCACTTGCCTTGATCAAATAATAACTCCAATGTTGTGCCCAACGATCAACTTCCGCTAGTGCGGCCGGATCTGTGTAACTTAAATCGTTTTTAGCCAACCAGTAAGCAAAGTTAATGATACCTACCCCGAGTGGTCTACGATTAACAGTGGCAATTTCTGCCGCTCGAATTGGATAACCTTGATATGACAACAGTGCATCTAACCCACGTACTGCTAACATACAGGCACGTGACATATCTTCTGGATCTTTAAACACACCCCAGTTGATAGCACTCAATGTACACAACGCAATTTCGCCTTCTGTGTCATTGATATCATTTAACGGTTTGGTAGGCAAGTCAATTTCACAGCACAAGTTACTTTGACGAATAGGTGCTAGATCTGGTTTGAATGAACCATGGCTGTTGGCATGGTCTACGTTCATTAGGTAGATACGTCCTGTGTCTTTACGTTCTTGCATGAAATTTGAAAACAAGTCTATGGCTTTGAGTTTCTTCTTGCGTAGTTTTGTATTGCGCTCAGCGGCTTCATATAATTCACGGAACTTGTCTACGTCTGTGTAGAATGTATCAAACAATTCTGGTACATCGTGCGGCGAGAAAAGAGTTATATCGCCATTGGAGAGCAAACGCTCATACATGACTTTGTTAAATTGTACGCCATAGTCCATATGACGTACACGGTTATCTTCAGTGCCTTTGTTATTTTTTAATACCAATAGGTCTTCAACTTCTAGATGCCAAATTGGATAGTATAAAGTGGCGGCACCATTACGCACACCACCTTGACTACATGAGCGGGTGGCCGCCTGGAACATTTTGTAGAAAGGAATCACACCTGTATGATAAGCATCACCATTACGAATTGGACTGCCCAATGCACGGATCCTAGATCCACCAATACCAATACCGGCTTTTTGGCTCACGTACTTGACAATAGCAGATGATGTGGCATTGATTGAATCAAGGCTGTCATCTGTTTCAATTAGTACGCAACTGCTGAACTGTCTTTGTGGTGTTCTTACACCTGCCATCACTGGAGTTGGCAAACTCACTTGATGTGTTGAAATAGCATCATAATAATCTTTGATCCATAACAAACGAGTATCGCGTGGATAACTGCTAAACAACGTGGCCGCAATCAACATATAAGTCACTTGTGGCGTTTCAAAGATTTCTTTAGTGACACGATTCTGTACCAAGTACTTGCCACGGAACTGCTCCATAGCGGCATAAGTTAAGTCTTCATCACGGTCGTGCTTGATAAAACCATTCAAGCGATTCCACTCTTCTTCTGTATAATTTTCTAATAATTCATGATCGTAAAAGCCCGACTCAACATTCTTTTTAACTAATTCTAATAAGTGACATGGTTGAAATTGTCCGTAGACTTGTTTGCGTATATGGTAACAAATTAAGCGTCCTGCTACATATTGATAATTTGGTGTTTCTTCAGATATAAGGTCAGCCGCAGACTTAATCAGTGTTTCTTGTATGTCGCTTGTGGGAATGCCATTTGAAAATTGTAGATGGCTTTTGATTTCTACTTCACTTGCACTTACGCCTGTTATGCCCTGGGTTGCCCAAAATACCACTTTGTGTAATTTCTCAAGATCAAGCGATTCGCGGCGCCCATCCCTTTTTGTTACTGTAATTTGAGACA